CGAGCGCAGGCCGACATGGTGCGGTATGCCAGCGAATTCGGCATGACACCGAGTGCCAGATCGAGGGTGCATGCCGACAAGCAAGCGAAAGAAGACCCCACAAAGCGGTGGTTCTGATCCAGTCACCGCCTGGGCCGAGGACGTCGTCGCTGGCCGCATCGTCGCCGGCCCGCACGTCCGCAATGCGGCCCGGCGGCACTTGCACGACCTGCTGCACGCGCCTGGCCGGGGTTTCACGTGGAACCTCGAGGCGGCGCTGCGGGCGATCGAGTTTTTCCCGGGCGTGCTGCGCCTCAACGGCGGCCAGTTCGAGGGCCTGCCGTTCGAACTACAACCGACCCAGCAATTCATAATCGGGTCGCTCTTCGGCTGGAAGCGCGCGGACGGGACGCGAAGGTTTAGAAGGGCGTATATTGAAGCCGCAAAGGGAATTGGCAAAGCACTGGACCTGAACACGCCCATACCGACGCCAGCCGGCTGGACAACGATGGGCCAGGTCGAAGCCGGCGATGTGGTTTTTGACGAGCGCGGCGTGCCGTGCCACGTCACCGCGACCACCGGCGCCATGCTCGAGAGGCCGTGCTTTGAACTGGTCTTTGACGATGGCGCTCGCATAACCGCCGACGCTGAGCATCTATGGTTCACCGAGCAGCGCCGCTATTCCGGCGATCACGGTGCCGCCACGCGCGGCGTTCCAAAAGCCGAATGGGGCGGATGGCGCAAGGGCCTTCGCACGACGGCGGAGATCGCTCGGACGCTGCGATACCCCAACGGCCAATATCAATCGGCGAACCACAGCGTGCCACTATCGTTGCCGCTTGATCTTCCCGAGGCTGATCTGCCGATTGAGCCATACACGCTCGGCGTTTGGCTCGGTGACGGCGACAGCGATTGCGCGCGAATTACGGTCGCCGACGATGATCGCGAATTGCTCCATCATCTTCGAACCGCCGGCACCGCCGTCGGAGCGCGCCTTGGCGGAAAAGAGCGAGTCGGCCGATATCGAATAGGCGGCCGCGACCCGAACCGTTGCGGCCGCGGGCACCCTCGCGCCACAGAAACGGTGAACGGCCATTGCCGGGCATGCGAGAGGGAGCGGGAGCGGGCAGACCGGCGAGATATAGAACATCCGCCGCTCACGTTGCTGACCCTCAACGAGCGGCTTCGCGCTCTCAGGCTTTTTGGCGAAAAGCGCATCCCCGCAGCGTATCTGCGGGCGTCAAAGGCCCAGCGGTTTGCCCTGCTGCAAGGGCTGATGGATACCGATGGGCACGTCTCGCCAGACTCCCATTGCGAGTTTACGACGACTCGGCCAAGCCTTCGCGATGGTGCCGCCGAGTTGCTTCGATCAGTGGGGATAAAGGCGTTCGTTCAGTCTGGACGGGCGACCATAAAGGGCCGCGATGTCGGGCCGAAATGGCGGGTAACTTTCGACCCGCCGCACGACGTTCCTGTCTTTCGCCTTTCCCGCAAACTGTCGCGGCAAACCAAGCGCCATGATCGGCGCCGGCTCGCAGGCGATCGCCGGATTAAGGATTGCCGCCCGGTTGCCTCGGTACCGGTGAAGTGTATCTCCGTCGACTCCCCGTCGCGGATGTACCTCGCGGGCCGCGAGATGGTGCCGACCCACAACTCGCCGATGGCGGCCGGCATCGGCATGTATTGCCTGCTGGCCGACGGCGAGCCACGCGCAGAAATCTACGCTGCAGCGTCGAAAATGGATCAAGCGAAGGTCCTATTTCGAGACGCGGTCGCGATGTATGAGCAGTCGCCGGCGCTCTACGCCCGGCTGATCCCGTCAGGCGGGAACGACGTCTGGAACCTGGCCGACCCGCAGACCGGATCCTTCTTCCGGCCGATCGCGTCGGACCGCGGCCAATCGGGCCCGCGCCCCAGCTGCGCGCTGCTCGACGAGGTGCACGAGCACCGCGACGGGCACATGATCGAGATGCTGGAGCGCGGCTTTAAATTCCGCCGCCAGCCGCTGCTGGTGATGATGACCAATTCGGGCACCGACCGGCAGTCGGTCTGCTGGGAAGAGCACCTGCATGCGGTCCGCGTCGCCGCGGGCACGATGGTCCCGGATGACGAGGCCACGTTCGTCGGCGAGCCGATCGACGACACCGCGTTTTCTTTCGTCTGCGGCCTCGACAAGGGCGACGAGCCGCTCGAAGACCCGTCCTGCTGGGTCAAGGCGAACCCGCTGCTCGGCGTCACGGTGCAAGAGGAATACCTCGCCGGCGCCGTCGCGCAGGGCCTCGCGATACCGGGCAAGCTGAACAACATCCTGCGCCTGCACTTCTGCGTCTGGACCGACGCCGAGAACGCGTGGATGTCGCGCCCGGCGCTCGAGGCCTGCCTGGCCGATTTCGACCCGCTCGAGCTCGCCGGTCGGCCTTGCTATCTGGGCCTGGACCTTTCGGCCACCCGCGATTTGACGGCCCTGGCGTTCGTGGTGCCGACCGGATTTCGCGACGTCGATCGCCAGGACCCTGAAACCGGCCTGATCCGGGTCGTGCGCCTGCCGACTTACGACGCGTGGGTCGAGGCCTGGACCCCAGCCGATACGCTCGACGAGCGCGCCCGCACCGACCAGGCGCCCTACGATGTGTGGGTGCGCGAGGGCTGGCTCGAGGCGACGCCGGGGAAGCTGGTGCGCTACGATTTCGTGGCTGGCCGGATCGCCGAGGCCCAGCAAGAATACGATCTGAAGGCGCTGGCGTATGACGCCTATGCCTTCAAGCGCAATTTTGAGCCCGAGCTCGACGCCTTCGGGGCCCAGGTCACCCTTCTCGAACACCCGCAAGGCGGCAAGCGCAAGGCGGCAGAAAGCGGGCTGTGGATGCCCGGCAGCCTGGACTGCCTCGAAAAGCTGATCCTTGAGCGCCGCATCCGGATCCGGCGATCGCCGGTCGTGATCGCGGCAATCATGTCGGCGGCGATCGAAGAGGACGCGTTTGCGAACCGCTGGTTTTCGAAGCGGAAGGCAACGAACCGGATCGACCCCATCGTCTCGCTCGCCATGGCCGCGGGCGCGGCCCAGGCCGGCGACGACACCCGATCGGCTTACGACACCCGCGGCGTGCTTGTGATCTGAGTTTTCGGAGTTCCGACCCATGAAATTGCGCCGCCGGATCCGCCGCGCCGCGACCACGCTCGCGATCGCCGGCCTGCGCGTCCTCCCGGGTACGCTCCGCGACCTGGTCGGCCTCGCCGGCGCCGCCGGCGTCACCTTTGGCGCCTGGGAGATTTTTCCGCCGCTCGGCCCGATCGTCGCCGGTGGGTTTGCCATCTTCATCGCCTGGCGCCTCGCGCCACCTATCGAGACGACACCGCCTCAGCATTGATTGTAAAATCGGCGCATGGGGGATGCGCTGACACCCGTCAAAATCTGCACGCGATGCGGTGAGGAAAAGGCGGCCACCGCTCAATTCTTCAGTCGATCGAAAGACGGTCGCCACGGCGTGCGGGCAAGGTGCAAATCCTGCGACACCGCAGCGATGCGGGAATATCGCAGAGCGCACCCGGCCGCCTTTTCACGGTATGAACGGGATCGGCACCAACGGCATGCTGATGCCCGGCGCGCGTCAATGCGTCGGTACTACGAAGAGCACAGTGAGGAGCTTAACCAGCGGCGCCGCCAGTACCGCGCGGCAAATCGCGAAAGGCTGCTCGCGGCTCGACGGGCCCGGCTCGAAATCGAAAAGCACGATCCAAACTTCAAGGTCGCGAAGGCGATCTCGGGAAGCCTGCTGCGGGCGCTGCGCCACAAAAAGAATGGCGCGATGTGGGAAACGCTCGTCGGCTATGACCGAGAGCAGCTGGTCCGACATTTGGAGCGGCAGTTCAAGCGCGGAATGTCCTGGGCGAATTTCGGGACCAAGTGGCACATCGACCATATCCGGCCGGTGTCGTCATTCACGTTCACGTCGGCTGATGACACCGAAGTCAAGGCTTGCTGGGCGCTCACCAATCTGCGGCCACTCTGGAAGCTCGACAATCTCTCGAAGCATGCCAAGCGGACGCACTTGATTTAAAGGATTTCGCCGATGGGGCTGTTAGACCGCATCGCGCGCCCAACTGCCAACCGGTCAGTCTCTGGGTTGCCAAGCTTTGGACTCATACCGCCGCTCGGCTCGGTGCAGTCGGCGAGCGGCCTATTGATCAGCCAGGCGACCGCAATGAGCGTCGCCGCCGTCTACCGCGCCGTATACGTGCGATCGACCGACGTTGCGCGCTGCACGCCCTCGGTGTTCTCGGAGCAAAAGGACGGCACCCGCGAGAAGCTGAAGGGAACCGATCACGCGATCGCGGCGCTGATGCTGCGACCGAACAGAGTCCAGACCTATTTCGAATTCATCAGGGATTTGTGGGTGGCGTACCTGCTGCGCGGCAACGCCTACGCGGCGATCCTGCGCGACGCCCGCGGCGAGCCGCGCGAGCTTCTCCCAATCAACCCCGATGCGGTGATGATTTTAGAGGCCGTCGACGGCCAGTGGTTTTACAACGTCAACAGAATCGGCCTCTTCCAGATGGCCATGCTGCGCGACCTGCCGATCGCGATCCCGGCCGAGGACATCCTCCATTTTCGCGGGATCAGCTTCAACATGCTGGTCGGCGCGTCGACGATCGGCCTCGCACGCGACGCGATCGGCCTCAACATGGCGCAGTCGCAGCAGCAATCGCGCTGGATCGGCAACGGCGCCCGCCCTTCGGTCGTGCTGGAATCGAAAAACAAGCTCAATGACCAGTCGGCCGCCCGGCTCAAGAAAAGCTGGGAGGATTTCAGCGCTGGCATTCAGAACGTCGGCCGCACCGCGGTGCTCGAGGATGGCGTCACGGCGAAGTCCTTGCAGCTGACCGGCGTCGATCTGCAATTTATCGACCAGTGCAACCTGAGCATTCAGGACGTCGCGAGGTTCTTCGGGGTCCCGGTCCGCAAACTTATGCAGGCCGACACGAGCAAAGGCTCGTCGATCATCCAGGAGGATCAATCGTATATTAACGAGACCGTGAGCCCTGACCTGAGCCTGATCGAACAGAAGATGGTCGTTACTTTCGACCTGGATAAAGAAGGGCTCGGCGTCGATCTCGACGAAACCCCGCTGCTGCGGGCCGATCCGCTCACCCGATACAACGTCGGCCGCATCGGCATCCTCTCGGGCATGGTCAGCACCAACGAGTGGCGCCGCGGCGAGAAGCTGCCGCCGGTCGAAGGCGGCGACGAGGTCCGCGCGCCGGTGAACCTGGCCGCGCTCGGCAGCGATATGACCGGTACCGCGCCCGACGGCGCCGGCCGGCCTGGCGAGGGCCAGGGGCCGAAGCCTGGCGTGCCGAACCAAAGCGACAACGCCGGCAACGATACGGCGAAGAGCTCCTATGAGGGCGGGCTGCTGCGCATGCCGCTGCGCCTGATCGCGCACCTCGAAAAGCGGATGTTGCGCCGCTTCGAAGATCCGCCGGCTGAACCGCCGGACCCGGTACCGGCGCTGACGCCGGACCCCGACAAGCCCCGCACTGACGGGGCTTTTTCTTTGCCCGATGCGGAGGCCGCAGAATGACGATGCTGCGCGAATTCATCACCGCCGAGATCCGCGCCGCCGGCGAAGGCCTCAGCGACGACGAGGTCGAGGTCATCATGTCGACGGGCAACATCGCCCGTGACGGCCACATCCTCGAGCCGGACGGCGCCGACCTGAACCTCTACCGGCGCAACCCCATCATCCTGTGGCAGCACGACCCGAAGCACCCGATCGGCACCGCCGAAGAGCTCACGGTCGAGGGCAACACCATCCGCGCGCGCATCCGCTTCGCGCAGCCCGGCATCTCGCCCGAGGCCGACAAGGTGCGCGGCCTGGTGAAAACCGGCGTCATCAGCGCGGTGTCAGTCGGGTTCGATCCGACCGAGGGCACGCCGCTTGACCCGAAAAAGCCCCGCGGCGGCCAGCGCTTCACGAAGTGGCAATTGCTCGAATGTTCGTTCGTCTCCGTCCCGGCCGATCCGGGCGCGGTGGTGACTGCGCGCGAGCACAACCAGGAGACAGAAATGACCGATGCCACCGCTACGGTGAAGATCGTCAACCAGAACGATCCGAGCCAGTCCGTCACGATAGAGCGAGCCGTCGAAAAACCGGTCATCGTCCGTGCCCACCCCGCCGGCGTCGGGATCCAGATCCGCGGCCTCTACGATATCGGCCGCCTGGCCTGGCTGCTCGATAGCCTGTGCGACGCGCACTATTGCGCGCAGATCGAATCCGCCCTCGAGGGCGACGACAGCGCCGTGCCGGCGATGCTCGCCAAGGCGATGCAGGATTTGGGCGCCGCGCTCGTCGCCATGACCGAGGAAGAGGTCGCCGAGGCACTGGCCGGCACCGGCGAGGATGATGACGATGGCGACGGCCTCGACGCCGAGGCGACCACAATCATCGTCGCGGCGGCCAAGCCGGGTCTGAAGCGGTTCCTCACCGGGAAATTCCGCGCCCACCAGATCGCGACCCGCGGCGGCAAAAAGCATTCG